GCGACCTTACCCGTAAGGCGTCATGGGAAGGATTGTCAAAAGCTGATAACTACCGGTTGCAAAAAGCAGGGGTTACACCTGAGATTTACGCAATATGGCAAGCATCCGAGCTAGACAAGTGGGACAATCAGAATGCAGCGCTATCCCCTAGCAAGATTATGGAGCTGGATTCTGTGCCATTAGCTAAACGCACCGAGGCGGCAGCAATGCTTATCGGGTATATAAATGGTCAGCGTGATTTGGCTATAACATCGGTTGACCTAATCCACCAAGCACGGATGAGCAAGTTCACCAAGGGCGATACATCAGGCGAATTGATGCGGTCAATGATGCAGTTCAAATCATTTCCTGCCTCTCTGCTATCACGGCAGCTTGATATGATTGGCGACATCGCACAGACAAGGGGTAAGGTAACGGCTGCTGCTTACACTGCCTCGATGATTGCCGGTCTATCTGTTATGGGCGGGGTATCGATTCAAGCCAAGCAATTAGCGGCAGGCAAAGACCCTAGGGAAGTAGATAGAAACTTCGTGTTTAATGCGATAGTTCAGGGCGGGGGATTAGGGTTTTACGGTGATGTGTTATATACAGGATTAACAGGTAATTCTGCTGACACACAAAAGAAAGTGCTGTCAATGGTAGCGGGGCCAGTTGTAGGGTCAGGGTTAGAATTGGGCGCTATCGGCTTTGAAGCTGTCAAGCGAGGGGCCACTGAAGGTGAGATAGGCGATACTCCTGCAAAGGTAATAAAGTGGATGGGGTCAAACATACCTGTAGCTCCTATGGATATGTGGTACACGCGCACGGCTTTTGATCGGTTGTTTGTGGATGAGCTAATGGAGTCTGCATCACCCGGATACTTTGGTCGGCAGAAGGGCAGAATCAGGAAAGAGTACGGGCAGAAGTTCTGGTGGGAGCCTACAGAGATTGTACCGACTAGATCACCTGACTACGGAAGCGACCAATGAGAGAAGACCAACTAAAAGAGCTGCAACGCATTCAAGAGGTTGCGATTGACAACGCTATTGCAGAGTTTGACGAAGCCTGTGGGTTATCGCTACAGGAACAGCAAGAGCGAGGGGATAGGCGCTGGCTGACACAGATGGCGTCAAGCTCTCTCAAGCTGTCGGCTGATATTGCCCGATTGCTGAAGCCTGTATCCGGTAATGATGAGGAACGCGAGGAAGCGGAATTGTCGGCAATAATCAACGCAGCAACTACCAAGGTGCTAGCTTTTGACCGTAAGAAAGGTTGATCTAAAAGTATTTTTCTGGATATGGGCAGAGATTCAGAATTGGGATGTTCCTGACTTTCACTTGACAGTTTGTGATTTCCTGCAAGATGATTGGGATGACGGGCTATTGATGATGCCAAGGGGTCATGCCAAGTCTAGTATTATTGCTGTTTACAACGCATGGCGTTATTACATAGACCCATCTTACCGGATACTCCACCAAGGCGACCAAGACTCCACAGCCTATAAGATGAGTCGCGACACTCTCGCGATTATCAGCAAACATCCACTTTGTCGCAAGTCGATGACCAAGACCAAAGGCGAGGTTCAGGAATGGTGGATAAGCGGGTCAAAGGATGAGCGCAACCCGTCAATGCAGGCAAGGGGGATAACCTCTAACGTCACGTCATCCCGTGCTGACGAGGTGCAGAATGATGACGTGGAAGTCCCGAGGAATATCCAGACAGCAGACGCACGGGAGAAACTACGATACAGGCTAGGGGAGCAAACGCATATCCTAGTACCAGGGGGACGGACTCTTTACGTTGGCACACCACATACCCATAAATCCTTATATGAGGATGTCAAGCCTCGGTCAAAGTGCCTTATCCTAAAAGCCTTTCAGTATGAACATCGGATAGAGAATAAAGACCATGCAAGTTTGACATTCAAACCTGAGTACGTTTATTCCGGCATTGGTAAGTTTGCCAAGCTGCTAGAGGCAGGGGTTGATTACACACTGACACAAGTAAATGGCAACTGGGAAGTTATGCTGCTTAACCGTGCAGAATTGGCAGACTTCTACGCTGGTGCTTTGTGGCCTGAGCGGTTCACGCCGAAGGAAATGGAAAAACGCAGACAGAAATGCAAGACCATGAATGAATGGGATTCACAGTATCAGTTACATGCAAAACCTGTTATCGAGGTTAGGATTGACCCTGACCGTATGAGTCAGTACATCGGAGAGCCTACATTCAGGCAGGTAAATGGGGATACCATATTGGAGCTAGAAGGCATACAGATGGTCGGATGTTCTTTCACTGTAGACCCGTCATCAGGAAAGCTAGGTAGCGACGTATCGGCAGGGGCTTTGATATTTCAAGACGGCAACGGCAAGCGGTATTGGCACAGGGCTGTACAGTTTACTGGAGACGTGGCTATCTTTGACGAAGATGGCAAGACCATTACAGGCGGGCAGGTGTTCCAGATATGCGACCTAGTGAAAGAGTTCAATATCCCACGGGTGACAATCAAGACGGCGGGGATAGGTGGGTTCATGCCTGCGGTAATGAAGGCGGCACTCAAACAACGGCGGCTAGTCTGCGGGGTAACAGAGGAAAAGGAAACGACCAACAAGAACAAGCGCATCCTTGAAGCCTTTGAACCGCTGCTATTGTCTGGAATGCTTGCTTGTCATAGGTCAGTTGTGCTGATGGTTGAGGATCAGATGCGGGAATTTAACCCCATGACGTCTAGCAATGAGGACGATTTCATCGACGCAGGGGCAGGAGCTATCACGGCAGCACCAGAAAGGATACAAGCGGCAGGTAAATACAGGAAACCGGATAGTGTCACGGGCAATAATTGGCAACCAAATAGTGGCACTTTTGACGTTCAGGTGGATTTTTAATGGCGATCAGCGAACAGACGCTCTATAACACCTACAACCCTGACGGAGTTGTGACCACATTCGCCTACAATTTCTGTGCTTTTGATGATGCTGATATTAAAGTTTACGCTGATGGCGTACTTGTTTCTTCTTCTGACTATACGGTAAGCGGGGTCGGTACTAGGTCAGGAGGCAGTATTGTATTTACTACTGCTCCGCTAGTGTCTGTAGTTGCTTTGCTTATCCAGCTAGAGCCATCGCTCTCGCGGTCTAATGACTACCAACAGAATGGCGAACTGCTATCTGATACGCTTGACGATGACATAGACCGCATGTACTCGGTGCTTCAGTATCAGGATTTGCAAGCCAGCAGAACACTATCCTTCTCTGACACCGATGCTACATCTATGGTTCTTGCTGGTATTGATACAGTTAGAGCGAATAATCTTCTTGGTTTTGATTCGGCAGGTGATCCGACGTTATATGTTCCAGCAGACCTTACCGCTGTCACTGTTATCACGCCATTTGCTGAAACGCTATTAGATGATGCAGATAGCGCAGAAGCCAGGGCAACACTTGAAACAGTAAAGAACAATAGAAACCAAGAAGGCATACGATATACGACTGCCGGTACAGCTCCTAACTTTACTGTTACCACTGCTAGCCCTGCTGTCGGAGCCTATGCCACAGGTCAACGGTTCACTGTCGTATTCAATGCAGACGGCACGATAGGCAGCAACACTATCAACGTCAATGCCTTGGGCGCCAAGAATGTCAAGCAGTACGATGACGCAGGCAACAAGCGGTCAGGCGTGTGCAAAACGTCACAGACTGCCATTGTTGAGTATGATGGCACAGACTTTGTAATTCTTAATCCTCTGCCGGTATATCCGCTGACAGGCGTAAGGCAGACTGTACAAGGTGGGCCGATTACTTCTGCTGGTAAGCCTGATTTCCTACCTGCTACCTATACCGGATTGGGGATGATTACGACCAACATCAGCACATCCGTTCCTTTTGTTGTGTCTGCTGCACAAGGCTTTGGTATTGGCTCTGACCGTATAGGGCAAAGCACAAGCAATCTAACATTCACATGCACAGATGCGACCACCAACTACCTCTATGTCACAGTGAACAGTGATGGCACATTAACAGCAGGCACTACTACTGTCGCTCCTGTATTTCAGCAAGGCGGCTCAGCCGCTACAACTTCAGCTCTTGGAACTTTCGACTATACCCGGATGGTGATGTATGTCGGTAATGGGGCAACGGCTCCTGCTGCATGGCGTGTATATGTTGGTGAAGCAGTTGCATCAGGCGGCAACATAACAAGCACAGTGCAGTATGCTTACAATGGATTATATCAGCTCAATAACGCATCTATAACACTGGCGACAATCACTGAGTATCTATGCGATATTGGGTCTCCATGCGTAGTGGCAAAGGCAACGCTTATATGTACATCGGCTGATGCAGGGTATGGCGTAGGTGACACTGTTGATCTGGTTTTGTATTGGCCTTCCACGTACTACGGCGGATCAACATTTATTCGATCAGGCTATAAACGAGTTGGAATTGCGTGGTCTGCTTATCTTCCAGTTGTGATGCACGGCACGTCAAATGGCATATCAGCAGGCCTTACTGCCGGAAAATGGGCTGCTAATCTGACTGTCAAGAGGATTTACTGATGGGCTATTGGCTAACAGTAGGACTGGATTATTACGAGGGCGAACGTAGGTCGGCTTCCGATACTGCTGTTGACCAGCGACCCTATCCTACAATGGACTGGACAGCAGGAGCGTGGGTGTATGACCTAGCTGAGACTCGCATCTACGTTAAGAACATTTACAATCGAGCGATGGAGTCAGACATACTTCTAGCATTGAGTGAATCGGCAAACCCGAACAACACGCATTCTATGATTGCGGGGGGATACCTTTTTGCTGATCTCGCTGCTTATGCTGATGACATAACTAATAACTGCCCGTTCGTTGATGGGTACAGAGCTATCACAGGCGAAACCAAAGCCGACGCGATTACAAGTCTGACAGGATATGGAGATATTGCCGCTGCCGTGTATGGTAAGTGTATTGCACAGCGACGGCTTGACTATGATGACATGGATGCGGCTGTAACAGGGCCGGATATTATTGCAATTACTTACGTGAGGCCATTCTAATGATATACACAGCAACAGTAGCAAACGGGGCGCAGAACAGCGATTGGATACATATTGGCACAGACACTGATTGCAATGGTGTTGTTGCAATTGTCACTCCGTCAGCTCTTACATCTACCACTCTCACTATCCAGGCTAGTCTGGATAACGGGACAACAGTGCTAGCGCATTATGATTTCACTGGTAGCGCTTACACAGTGCCTTGCGCTGCTGACAGGTGGATAGCTCTTGATCCTGCATTGTTCGCCGGAATCCCTTTTATCCGCGTAGTTATGGGTTCTGCTGAAGGTGCTGCAAGGACACTGAAACTTGTTGTCAGGGAGATAAGCTGATGCTTACATTTGTACCTAGGACATCGGCGAGGCAGATAATTCAGCCGACTGGCAATATTGAGGTAACGTCGTTAACGGGTGCAAATGGTACGCTTGCATCTTTCGCCATCCCTGCCGGATCAATGAGGGCTAATAGCCAACTAACAATCAGATGTGATTTTACTGCATCTGCTACAGGCTCTACTATTAATGTAGTTTTGAATGATGGGTCAGCAACAACAGTTTTGACAGGGCTAATAAATAACACCGCAATATGCAGAGCGGAGTTTAGAATTGCTAACAGGAACTCAACATCGGCACAGTATAATGCCATTGAAAATGTTATCAATTTTACAATTGCCGCTGTTGCTCAATCAACATCGACAAAGGCGCTAGGCGGTGCTTTCACTCTATCAATTACAACAACAAACGCAGCGGCAGATGTTAAGCTACAATCTATCCTTGTGGAGTTGATACCATGATTACTTTGCCTGTTGTTATTGTTGATGGTTCAGCTACTTTTGAACGTAGCAAGCTGCCGTCTGATGCTGTCAGTATCGTGATTGATGTCGATAAAGTAACCGTCTACCAGCAAGGCGATGTATTGCCTGAGTGATAAGGAAAGCACATGAGCGATATAATACCCCCCGCTGTACACGCAAAGCATCACGAGTTCCTCGACAACTGCATTCCTTTATTGAGTGAGTATTTAGAGGAGCGCAAGGAAGCTAAGGAAAGATGGGAGAAATATCGCACAAGTTTTTTCGGTGCTATTTTTTCTGCCATTGGGTTAGCTGTTGTCAGCGTACTAGCATGGGTAGGTGGCATAGTGATTGAAGCCATAAAGCACAATCAGCCATGAGCGGCGTAAACGACCTTTACCTGCACAATGTAGACCACACGCAGATGATTGCCCAAGGCATCATGGCTGCGGCTATTGGCGTCTCATCTTCAGAGAATTCGAGTGAAACTGCACTAGCATCAGGCGCTACATATACAGGAACAGCCATTAATGTAAGCGGCTATGCATCCGTTGTTATAGCGCTCAAGACAGACCAAGCAGGAACGCTTTACGCTGAGTTCTCACCGGATGGCACTAATTGGGATTCATCGCT